TATTCTGAGCAATTTTCATAAAATTATCATCGCCATAGGTCACTAAGCGAACATCTCTTCCAAACTCAGCCATTGGTCGTTTAGTTATTTCAAGCCAAGCACACCTCATATACAAACAATTGACTATAGAATTAATTTCAACAGTCAACGCAAAACCAGAAGGTATTCCACAATATTGTTTATACAGCAAATTCTGAGCTAAATGGATAGAATTTATTAACTCAGTACATAACGCACGTCTTATCCGCACACCCTCTTCATCAATATTGAAATACTTCTTATACCAAGCAATCATAATTTCGAAGGCGGCATCAATACATTGCGTTTGCAAGCAATCACCAAATGCTGAATAATCTCCAGTAACATATTGTGGTTTTCCTTGCTCATCAGCATTTTCAACTTCATTCATATATCGAAACAACATAGCCCACTCAGAAGAATCCGGATTAATTCCAATTGCAGTCTCTGCTTTAATACGAGAATGTATATAAGCAGCTTGAAACCAACCAAAATACTTCTTTATAGCCCAAGTATATTCGATAGGACAAACGCTGAACACTCTAGTACCTCCTGGTCTTAACTTTTCTGGCTTCAATAACTCATCTTTAAGTGTATCAACAAAAATTGTAGTAGGAATATCGCCTTTCTTTCTAACTTCCATATGCAATTCATGCATATCTTTCAATAATGGATGAATATCATGTAATATATTTCCCTCTTCTGTTTGAGTAAACTTAAACAACCAAGACTTATTGTGCACATTGCTTGGACGTTCAAGCTGAAGGGGATATCCTTCAGATGTATGAAGTTCTAATCTCTTACATTCATCCATTCCAGGTATTCCACCAAAAATCTGTTGATCACTCAAAGTATCCTTGATTTGATTGCCAACAAGAATTGGTTTCACTACAGCTAATATCTTCTCTTCAAAATCTTCCTTAGCTCTTTCCAACACTCTAGTTTTAAATGGAATAGGTGGATTTCCATGTTTTGACACTCCATAGGATAATGGTGTTTTCTCAAAATTCTTAGCTCTTGGATCTCGTTGAGAAAGAATTGCTGGTTCCTTAAGGACAGGTCTCAATTGTCCATGCATAAGAGTCTTCTCAAATTGAGTCTTTGGAGAAATCCTTATGGTCAATTCTCTTGGAATGCATCCTATTGGAGCAAACAGACCATCTAAATTGACCATACTTTCCTTTTCATCAATGCCAAATTGTGGCTCATACAACTTCGGTTCCTTCTCAAAAACATCAAAATACTCTTTAAAAATTGGTTCAGCAAATCCTTCCTGTGTCTTACTTCCAGCCATATGCAATCCCAGAATCTTAAAAGATGGTTTCTCTCGGAATAATACTGACCCACACATACCTTCTCCAGACACTGGATAGCGATAACACGCAGGTAGCAAAAATTCTTCTGAAACTCTACTCTTGTTCACTAAAATATCAGATGCTATTCCCACTTGCACAGGAATAACA